AACCATAACTCAAGGCGAATGAATAAGTTAATACTTCCGATTCTTGTAATACTATCCTTGCCATTAGTATTCCAATCAACACCTACAGAGATACTTAAACTAAAGATCTTTGATGCTCTTGTAGAAGAGCAAGAGCCTAGCGGTAATTTTGTAATACTTAATATAACTGAGGACGATGTAGCTAACGAAGGTGGTTGGCCTTTACCTAGAAGAAGACTTGCTCAGATACAAGTAGACTTAATTAACGAAGGAGCTATAGGTGTGGGTTGGGTCATGTCATTTCCCCAGGCAGATAGAATGGGGGGTGATGAAGTCTTTGCTAAAACGCTCGGATATATACCATCTGTCATTGCTATGTTTGAAGATGGTAATGGTAATTATCCAAAGCCTACAGGAACAGTTGTCAAAGGTAACGATGTTCGTGCTATATTAAGTACGGGAGTCAAGGAAAACCTGAACACTCTAGCTACAAACACATTACAGGGTCTAGCCGTTGCTCCCACCGAAGTTGACCAACTCGTTAGACGAATGCCTTTACTAGTTCAAACACCTAACAATGATTGGATACCTTCTTTCGGAACTCAAATATACAAAGCACTCTTTAATGTTAAGACTTACATTATCACTACAAATGATAATGGTATCCAAGAGATATCAATCAGAGGAATACCACCTATCAAGACAGACAACCTTGGTCGTAAATGGATAAGCTGGGTTGACACACCGCAAACTGATTTAAAAGAAATGGATGTAGCTAATAAGTTTGTATTTATTGGTGTCACTGCTAACGGAGTCATGCCACAAATTGCAACTCCAGTTGGATTATTAGAACCTCATAAGATTCAAGCGGCATTATCTGAGTCAATTCTTATACAAAACTCTCCATATATTCCAGACTTTGCTTTAGCTTTGGAAATTTTAATTTTTGGAATTTTCGTGTCCTTGACATGGATTGTAATTAATTATCTTGGTGTAACTAAGGGCGTAAGTATAGCTATATTTTTACTATTAACCACGGGGCTCTTAGGAAGTTTTAGCATTCATAAGGGCTACTTGATAGATGTTTCATGGACTTTGATCTCACAATTCATAACAGGAGCTGTTGCCTTCTATATAAACTTTAGAAAGCAGTTTAAGTTGCGTCAATTAATTAAAAAACAATTTGAACATTACCTTGATCCAAGACAGGTTAAACAATTACAAAAGAATCCAGACTTATTAAAACTCGGTGGCGAGAAAAGATACGCTACATTTTTATTTACAGATGTCAGAGGCTTCACTAGTCTTTCAGAAAAACTACAACCAGAAGAAGTTACTGAGATTATGAATAAGGCATTAACAGTACAAGTAGAATGTGTGCAAAGAAATGGAGGCATGGTAGATAAATTTATAGGGGATGCTTGTATGGCCATATTCTCAGCACCCTTAGATTTAGAAGATCATGAAGACAAAGCAGTAAAAACTGCTATTGAAATGCAAGAAGCAATCAAAGAACTTAATAAGGAACTATCACATGAGATTGCTATTGGAGTGGGAGTAAATACTGGTACAGCTGTAGTAGGTAACATGGGATCTGATACTAGGTTTGACTTTTCAGCCATTGGAGACTGTGTAAATATAGCAGCTCGACTTGAGTCTGGAACTAAAGAAGCTGGCGTTGATATTCTTATAGGAGAAGATACTGCCAAAAACTGTAGTTTTGAGTTAAAATCTTTAGAAGCAATAAAAGTTAAAGGTAAGGAAAAATCTTTAAACGTATATACAATTTGAGGAAGTAAATGGCAACTGCAAAAGATGCTCTTAATGCAATAGAGTCACACGAAAGAGAATGTAAAGCATTATACAAAAGTATTGATAAAAGATTAGAAGACGGATCAAAGCGTTTCGATAAACTAGAGAACATGATCTGGGCTGTATATCCTTTTATATTGGTATCAGTAGTTTTATCTAGGTTTGTATGAGCAAAGTATTCATAGGGATTATAGTAGTTATGGTATTAGCTACTTATCTTTTATGGAACGAGAACTCTAAACTATCAGCTCTTAATCAAGCATTTGAATTAAGAGATCAAGAACAGAAGGCAGCAATAGAATCATTACAGAATGATTTTGCAAAGCAAACAGAAGGCTTGCTAGTCATTCAATCACGCAATCAAGAAATAGAAGCAGACATGAGTAGGTATCTTGATATGTTTAAAAGACACAACCTAACCAAATTAGCCGCAGCTAAACCAGGTTTAATAGAACCAAGAGTAAACAAAGGAACTAAAGATGTATTTGATAGTATCGAAGAAGATAGCCGTAGTATCGACAGTCTTGATGATGGCTTGCAGTTGCAGCCTAATACCAAGTAAACAACAGGTAGAGGTTATATCTAAACCTATAGAAAGAACTATAGTACAGCCTATAATGCCTAGAGAAATAGATCTAAAAGATCCTTATTGGTATGTAGTATCAGATAAAAATTTAGAAGAATTCCTAACTAGAGTTGAGAAAGACCAAGGTCAAGTGGTATTCTTAGCTATGTCTGTGCCCGATTACGAACTCATGGCATATAATATGCAAGAACTAAAAAGGTATATAAATGAACTTAAAGAAGTTGTTGTCTATTATAAGACAGTTACTACAAAAGAAACGGAGTAAAGATATGAACATATCACAAGAAGGCTTATCGCTAATTAAAAAATTTGAAGGATGCGAATACAACGCATACAAATGCGCAGCAGGCGTATGGACTATAGGATATGGTCACACTGCTGGTGTTAAAGAAGGAGACTTAGTAACTCAACAAGAAGCAGATAAAATACTAGAAGAAGACATGAAAGAGTATGAAGGGTATATCAACGATTATGTGACTGTTGACCTTGATCAGAATCAATTTGATTCTTTAGTAAGTTGGGTCTTCAATCTTGGACCAGCTAATCTAAGAGCATCTACTATGCTTAAAGTACTGAACAACAAAGAATATGAGGAAGTCCCAAATCAAATGAAACGTTGGAATAAAGCAGCAGGAAAAGTTTTAGAAGGTCTGATTAGACGTAGAGAAGCAGAATCTTTATTGTTCCAAGATAAAGAATGGCACGAGGTGTAATATGCCGTTAAGTAAGTTTGTATTTAAACCAGGAATTATGCGAGAAGGTACTGCCTACGATAATGAAGGTGGGTGGTTTGATTCAAATTTAGTTAGGTTTAATGCCGGTAGACCAGAGAAGATAGGCGGATGGCAAAAAGATTCTACCAATACTTTTTTAGGTACTTGTCGTGCGTTACATTCTTGGGTTTCTTTAGACGGAAGTAAGTTCTTAGGACTAGGAACTCATTTAAAATACTATATATTAGAAGGAGATACTTTTAACGATGTTACCCCAATTAGAGCCACCACAACTAATGGTATTGTTTTTTCTGCTACTAATGGCAGCAGTACTATAACCGCAACTGATAGTGCTCATGGAGCAGTATCAGGTGATTTTGTAACTTTATCTGGTTCTGCTAGTTTAGGTGGTCTTGTTACTGCTGCGGTATTGAATCAAGAATATCAAATACTTTCTGTACCTACTACTAGTACTTTTACCTTTACTGCTAAAGATACTAGCGGTAACACAATAACAGCTAACTCAAGCGATAGCGGTAACGGGGGAAGCGGTGTAGACGGTGCGTTCCAGATAAACGTAGGTTTAGACGTGTATGTTCAATCAACGGGTTTTGGTTCTGGACAATATAACACAGGTACATGGGGTTCAGTTACTGCTCTATCTAAAACTAACCAGTTACGTAATTGGTCTCACGACCATTTTGGGGAAGACTTGATAATAGCTGTGCGTAACGGTGAGCTTTTTTATTGGGATAAAACTGACGGGGTACAAACCAGAGCCGTAGCTTTAACAGGTATAAGCGGAGCTAGTTTTGTTCCTACTATTTGTTTAGGGGTTACTGTCTCGGAAACTGATAGGCACGTTATAGTTTTAGGGGCTGACCCTATAGTCGGGGATGCTAGAACTGGGGTTCTTGACCCTATGTTAGTATCTTTTAGTGACCAAGAAAACCCGTTACAATTTGAGCCACTTGACACTAATACTGCTGGAGATTTAAGATTATCGGAAGGTAGTTTAATAGTAGGCTCAGTAAAAGCTAGACAAGAAACTTTGATATGGACAGACACAGCTTTATATAGTATGGCTTTTATTGGACCACCGTTTACTTTTGGTCTTAATCTAATAAACAATAATACAGGTCTTATATCACCTAACGGGGCTATTACGTCACCTAACGGTGTTTACTGGATGGGTTACGATAACTTTTACGTGTATAACGGTAGCGTTCAAAAAGTACCTTGTAGCGTACTTAGTTATGTTTTTGATGATCTTAACAGCGGTCAAGTATACAAAATAAATGCATTTACTAATAATGCCCATGATGAAATAGGTTGGTTTTATCCTTCTGCTAATTCAACTGAAGTGGACAGATATGTTGTGTATGATTATAACGATAACGTTTGGAGTTACGGTGAGTTAAGTAGAACCGCTTGGTTAGATGAAGGCACAGTAGACTACCCTAGAGCCGTAAGTGAGAACTATCTATATGAACATGAGTTTGGTTTTAACGATGATGGTAACCCTATGACTAATGTATTTATAGAAAGTAGTGATTTTGATATAGGTGATGGTGAACAGTATGCATTCTTTAGTAAAATTATACCAGATATCAAATTCTTAAATAATAGCGGTGGCGGTAAAGTTAATTTAGTTTTAAAAACTAGGGACTTCCCTGGGGATACGCTTACTACTAATAGCACTAACGCTATAGCTAGTACAACTCAACAAGCACACATAAGAGGTAGAGCACGACAAGCTGTGATACGTTTAGAGTCAGATGATACAAATACAAATTCAAGTAATGATGATACTGGTTGGAGATTGGGTGCTACTAGGTTAGATATAAAAGGTGACGGTAGAAGATGAGTAG